GATTCAGCGACTGGCAAGTCTTTTCAAACGTCGTGTCGGAAAGCAATCCCTTACGATAATCACTCTCTGCTTTTGAAAATTCTTTTTCGTATTCGGACACATCAGGAAGTCCTTCGTTCATGTCCAAATATAAAGCGCTGCTTACCGACTTGGTTTCGCACATATCTTCAAAGACAATCTCTTCTCCGCTGAAAAGCTTCTTGAAGACATAAGGAATCTGGAACTGAGTTCCTGTGGCCGTCCACTTTCCGTCTTTATACTTGGCGATATA